TACCTCACTAACAATATCTATCCATACACACCTCCTAATTACATGACGTTAGGCAATTAAGTAGATGTAAAAGGTATAAATAGAAATATAAAATTGTGTCCCAATGAGTTTAATAGGATGATAAGAACTTTTGGTAGTTATCATCACAATTTCTCTTAATTATAATATTACTACACATCTATCACTTGACATGGCAGTAAAAGATTAAGATGCTACTTTCATATTATAACTGGGACATTTGTTGCGGAAACAGGAGTCGAACCTGCTGTCTTCTGGTTATGAGCCAGACGTGTAAACCGTTTCACTCTTCCGCTATTGAATTTATTTATCATTACCATAAAATATATCTAGGATAGGACTGATACTCATACCAAATAGAACTATCCATATAACTACTAGAGGCTCGTAATGTAGACCACGATACCAATGATTGACTACTAGTATAGTCATTAATATTTGTGCTACAATTGGGGCATATCTGCCGAATTTATCAAAAGAATCCATAGTATAATTACTCCTTATTGTTTAGGACACGTTTATTTATATATATCGTGTGTATATCCGTGTATATCAGGTAACTATAGCGTAACACCCCCACGTAAGCAGGGATGCTATGCTATTGAATTGCTATGCTACTTGAGCTGCCTTTTGAGCGGCATACTCTCCGCTTTGAGGATACTCTATGCTTTGAGAATCAAGGTTAAACGTTGCGTCTCCAAAGCCCTCGTCTTTGTAGAGGTTGAACATCTCCTCGTCCATGTCATTGCACCACAATGTGATGTTGTTTTCAGAGTTACCAGAAGATTGCCCTTGTACTTGTAGAGAGCAAGAGATGTTAGCTGGGCCAACACCAGTCAGAGTAACCCTCGGGTTTGAAGAGTAAGCATAAGCGTGCTTCTCCTCGCCTGTGGTCTTGTCCACCCAGTTGATAAGTGTCAAAGATACTGGGATAAGATTGCCACCCCAGAAAGATTTTAAAGTTGCTATAAGTCTGCTATTCATTTGAGTCTCCTTCAGGCTGAATTGCCTTGTTAGTTAAGTTGCCATCTAGTTTGAATTTTAACCCATTTTGGATTGGCAAAACCCAATTGGGGTGGGTATACCTCCCGAATATAGTTACATAACATTTTGTAATAATTTTTGAAACTAGTCCTTGGATTTGTGATAGTACTCACATTATATTGAAAAGTTGTATGAGGCAATATTTTAAATATTATCACCCTTTGAGTACCCCTGCAATGGTTCTGCTTCGAGGGTCAGACGTTGGTTTTGCTCTCCATATAGGATAAAGAGTTTTTCACCTACAGCCTCGTAAATTGTTTTAATATAAATTTTAGTATGGGTCGATAGATATTACCCGATGAAGTCAAGATGAGATTGAGATTGTCCCCTTGTGACTAATTAAGCTTGGCTTACTGAAAGTAAGCTCTTAGTGTACTGGCTAAAAGGAAATTTAAAATTAAATAGCTTTGCCTCAGGGGGATTCCTACGCCCAATACTACACGCAAATAAGATTTTGAGAATCTCATTTGCTTTTTGTATATTAATATTATGGATAAAGATAAAAAAGGTAATGTTGTTTATACACTCAAAATAAGTTTTAATCCTGATACTGACGAAGTAGATTATATTGCTGAAGGTATGGATGATGAATTTGACTTCACTCCAATTAACCCATTAAACTTTGATAGAGATTACACAGAGATAGTTACGTCCGAGGATATGGAAGCTATAAGAGAGTTGTTTGATATAGATATAGACTAATGAGACATTACACAGTAAATAAGTTTAAGCATACTGTATATGAAGATGATACAGAAGTGCCACCTAATCTAATTGTAAAAGAAGATTGGCGTACTGGCAATATAGGAGATTGGGTAAGAGCAGACGATGATTGCGTTATTCAAATACTTCGTAAGGGTAAGATGCTTAGAAAAAAAGGTACTCGGTATTATGTAGGAACATGTACAGGTACTTTTTTAGTTTTACCTAAAACAAAGATGGATACAGACCGTAGGTCTAATATATATTCTTTTGGTGGGCATGAAACACCTGAGGAAGTAGTAAAGAATAGAAAAGAATTAACAGCCAATGAGGAACTTTTTGTTAAGTTCATGGCTATAGATAAAGATATGCCAGAGGAAGCGTATGTAAAAGCGTTCCCTACAAATAATAAAAGGTATGCTAGAATTAAAGCTGCTAACCTTTTACAAACTGAGAGGATAAGAACTCGCATGAAAGAAGACTTAAAACCAACTTTAGATGAATTAGGTATAGATGATAGAATGGTTCTAAGTGGAATTAAAGAAGAAGCTGTTAATGCTGAAAAATCAGATACTAGGCTTAAAGCTTTATTTAAATTATCTGATATACTTGACTTAGAAGAAAAAACTACTACTAAAGTACAACAAGTTACAGGAGCTGTATTTCAAGGATTTACCGATGATATGATAGAACCTGTAGAAAAATTAAAAGAAATATCTGATGGAAAATAGTAGGCCCAAGTTAGAGGCAGTTAGACTTGAAACTCCATTTGGTGCTATAGAAAGTGATAGCGGTAATCATTCTGTAGATGTTATTACTATAGGTGCATTGATAATTATATTATATATATGCAAAAGGATATATTTTGGTAGATGATAGAAGAGGTAATTAGTTTATGGCTAATGTTAATTTTAATAATGTATCAAAAGCAGAAGAAGCATTAAGGCTTGCTAGCAAAGATAATATTGCATTTGGAAAATTATTTTTACAAGATGACTTTCTTAGGAGTGAAACTCCACCTTTCCATTATGAAATAGCCGATGTAATTTCAAACGAAGAACATAAGCAAGTAGCTATAATACTTCCTAGGGGTCATGGTAAGACAGTAATGACTAAGTGTGATATACTTAAATCATTTTGCTTTACTAAAGACCCTTTGTTTTATGGATGGGTATCAGCTACTGCTAAGTTAGCTACTGGTAATATGGATTATATTAAATACCATATTGAATTTAACGAACGGATTAATTACTACTTTGGTAACTTAAAGGGTAATAAATGGACTGAAACCGATGTGGAGCTTACAAATGGATGCAAACTTATTTCAAAATCAAATATCTCAGGGATTCGTGGAGGTGCTAAACTCCATAAAAGATACGACCTTATCATTCTGGACGACTTTGAAGACGAAAACAATACGATTACACCAGAAGCTAGAGCCAAAAACTCCAACCTTATCACTGCTGTGGTCTTTCCTGCACTTGAACCTCATACTGGTAGGTTACGTATTAATGGGACTCCTGTTCATTTTGATTCTTTTATTAACAATCTTATTATTAATCACGAGCAGTCTAAGAAAGAAAACAAAGACTTTTCGTGGAAAGTAGTTCTTAAAAAAGCAATAGAAGATGATGGTACTATGCTATGGGATTCATGGTTTGGTGCTAAAGAGATGGAACGTAAAAAGAAGTTCTACGCTGATAGTGGGCAACCCCAAAAGTTTTTCCAAGAATATATGATGGAAGTACAGAGTGAAGATGATGCTATGTTTACTCGTGACCATATTAAATATTATAAAGGTAACTTTATGCATGATGCTGATTCAGGAATAGGATATCTTATCCCTGATGATGGAGATGCACAACCTGTAAATGTATATGTAGGAGTTGACCCAGCGACTGATAGTGCAAGAAGAGAAGCTGATTATAGTGTACTACTTGCAGTTGCAGTTGATTTAAATAACAATGTATATATATTAGAATATTTAAGAAAAAGAGGTATACCTGTACTTGGTATTCCAGGAGAGGATAAGAAAGGAATAGTAGATTATATTTTTGACTTTGCGTCTAAATATTCTCCACAGCTATTTACTATAGAAGATACTGCAATGAGTAAGCCAGTATTCCAAGCATTAAGAGCCGAGATGCGTAGACGCAATAATTTTGATGTACGTTTTAAAGAAGAGTTACCAGGAACTAGATTATCTAAAAGAGATAGGATACAAGGTATTCTTGCACAACGATTTGCAATAGGTCAAATACATTTAAAGAAAGATATGTATGATTTACAAAGAGAAATAATAACATTTGGCCCACGTATGAGTCACGATGATACTATTGATGCACTTGCATATGCATGTAAATATGCACAGCCACCTATTGGAATAAAAGAAAATAAAGATAGTTATTATAAACACAGACCAAAAGCTAAAAGCTGGGTAACTGCGTAATGGATATACTTGCATTAATAGAAACGTTTGGAGTCCCAGTTGCTATGAGTATTGCATTTGGTTTTTTTATTTGGAAGCAAAATAACTGGATACAAAACGAACTGCAAAAAGAATTGCGAGAATCTTTTGAACGATTAGAAGATATGATAGATAAAGATTTTAGAAATATAGTTATTGGTCTTATTAATGCACAAAAAGAAACTCAAATTAAAATAAGTGAAATAAATAGAAGCTATAAAGCTATTGTCGAGATTATATGCATGTTAGAAGATAATGGCTTAAAAAAGAAATGGCTTCAGAAAAAAACAATAGAAGAAGACTGGTAAACTTTATTATATTTAGATGCTAAATACCATAAGGAAAATTAATGGCAAAAAGAACTGATAAAACTGCACAAAAAGTTAAACGATTATACGAAAACTCTAGAACAGAGAAAAGAATCCAATGGGAGTATATTAACCAAAAAGGATTTGATTTTGCTAATGATAATCAATTATCAGAAGAAGAAAGAATTGCTTTAGAAGAACAAGGTATGCCCACATTTACTATTAATAGGATTATTCCTGTAGTAGAAATGTTAAATTTTTACGCTACTGCTAAAGACCCAAGATGGCAAGCAGTAGGGAGTGAAGGAAGTGATACAGATGTTGCAGCTGTATTTTCAGATGTAGCTGATTATATTTGGTATACATCGCATGGGCAAACATTATTATCAAATGCTATTAACGATGCAATTACAAAATCACTAGGGTATTTAATGGTGACAGTTGACCCTGATGCTGATAGAGGTATGGGGGAAGTAGTAATAAAACAACCAGAACCTTTTGATGTTTTTGTAGATAACAAAACAAGAGATATATTATTTAGAGATGCTGCTTTTATTCTCATTCGCAAACTCCTTCCTAAATCCCATCTTATACAACAATATCCAGATAGTAAAAGAAAAATAATGGCAGCATCCTCTAATACAAATAGCTTTGACGATTTATCAGAAAAGTCAACAGATAGAACGCAACATGATTTTCATTATAAAGAAATGGGAAGTAATGATGTATATGGAGATAAGCGAGATGATGTTGTAGAATTTTTTGAATTATATGAAAAAGAAAAAGTAGCATTTAGAAATGTATTTATGAAAGTTCCACCTAATCCAGAAATATTAGCACAAATAAAAGCACAAGCTCAAGAGCAAGTTGCTAAAATGGAAGTAGAAATGGAAGTTTCTTTAAAAGAAAAAAGTATGCAAATGCAAATGGCTGTAGATAACGGAGAAATGCTACCTGAAAGAATGCAGCTTGAAATGCAAAAAGAAACAGAGATGATGATGCAGCAATTAAAATCTTTTGAGATTGAAGTTACTGCTAGACTTCAAGATGAAAATTCTAGAATTGAAAATGAAGTTATGTCAGATAAAGAATTTAATATTTTATTAAAAGATGAATCGTTTAAATCAAACTTAGTAGAAGCAATTAAATTTCATGAAAATAGAATTAAATTATGTTGTATTGTAGGAGATAAAACTTTATATGAAAAATATCTTCCACTTACAGAATATCCAATTATACCTTTCCATTATAAATGGACAGGCACACCATTTCCAATGTCTGCGGTTGCACCTCTTATCGGAAAGCAAAGAGAGCTTAACAAAGCTCATCAGCTCATGGTGCACAATGCATCGTTGGGGAGCAGTCTTCGTTGGATGTATGAAGAAGGAAGTATTGATACAGACTATTGGGAAAAATATTCATCAGCTCCTGGAGCGTTATTGCCAAAAAGAAGTGGGTTTGATGCTCCACAACCAGTAATGCCTTTTCAGTTAAATAATGCATTTTTTAGTTTAACTCAAACAGGTAAAGGTGATATGGAATATTTAGCTGGTATATATTCTGCAATGCAAGGCGATACATCTGCATCTGCTGATATGCCTTATCGTGGCATGTTAGCTATGGATGAATATGGAACTAGAAGAATTAAATATTGGCTAAAGAATTGTATTGAGCCTGCTCTTAGACAAGTAGGAGAACTTGTAAAACAATATAGTCAAAATGTATATACTGCTCACAAAGTATTTAAAATTGTACAGCCTGATAGCATTGAAGGAGAAAAACAAGTAGAAATAAATGTTCCAGTTTATAATGACTATGGAGAAGTAATAGATAAATACATGGATTATAATATGGCTAAGTTTGATATTAGGATACAAGCTGGCTCTACACTTCCTGTTAATAGATGGGCATACTTAGAAGAATTGAAACAATTAATGCAGCTAGGAGTTGTAGATGATATTGCAGTTCTAGCTGAAACTGATATTAGAAATAAAGATAAAATTGTACAAAGAAAAAGTTTATATTCTCAATTACAATCTCAACTAGAAAATCTTGAGCAAGCAATAACTGATAAAGATGGTACTATTGAAACATTAGAACGTCAATTAGTTCAAGCTGGTATTAAAAATAAAGTTATGCAAGGTGCAGTTGAAGTTAATAAAAGAACTGAAGATAGTAAATCTAGCGTATACAAAGAAGAGTTAGAAAGTAAAGCTCAACAGAAGATGTTACAGAAAAAAATACAAGATACATCGAAAATGCTAGATGATTTAGAGAAAGTCCAAAGAAATAATTTGGAAAGTGAATAAGTTTACTATTAACTTATACACTAGATTTTTATATAAAAAAGGAGAACCCAATGTCAGATGAAATGACTTCAGGAAGCAACCCAGAACAAACTGCAGCAGAAGATGCAGTATTTGGCTCTTCCGATTCATTCTTTGAAGCCCTTAACGATGATGTTAATGGTATGGTAACCGAAGATAAGAGCGAAACAATAGCTGAGGAAACTCCACAACAAGTGGACCCCAACAATGCCAACGTAGAACCTCAGGTGTCTAATAATGCTTATGAAAAGCGTTATAAAGATTCCAGTCGAGAAGCACAAAGATTAAAAGCCCAACTTGATGAGTTGAAACCTTTTGTCCCTGTGTTAGATGCGATGAAACAAGATAGTGGACTAGTAGACCATGTTCGTGGTTATTTTCAAAATGGTGGTGAAGTTCCTGGTAATGTCAAAGAGCAATTAAAGCTTGATGAAGATTTTCAGTTCGACACAGACGATTTAGTTAATAACGCTGACTCAGATTCTAGAAAAGTGTTTAACACTATGGTAGATAAAATAGTTAGTCAAAGAGCGTCAGAAATACTTGAAAGAGAAAAAGCTGAAAATATTAAATATGCTAGAAAACAAAGAACTAAAGAATTGGCTTTAGATTTTATGCAAAGAAGTGGTATGAATGAAGACCAATTTGCTGACTTTGTTCTTGCAGCAAGAGAAAGATTTAGTAGCCAGCCTTTGTCTTTTGATGACATGTATGCTTTGATGAATAAACAAGACGTAAATAAAAACGTTGCAAATGCTACCAAAGAAGATATGCTTGCCCAGATGAAGAATGTTAGAGAAATACCTACTAGTCAAAGCGGCTCTAATAATGCAGGAGATAAAAAAGCCAGTCCAGATGATGGTATTTTTGATGCATTAATGGATGTCGATGGTAATCTCGATAACATGTTTGGCTAGATAAAACAACTAAAAAGACTATCTAGCTTAACTAACTTCACATAAATGTGGAAAGGATAGTCTCATGGCAGATTTATTCAATTTATCGAATTTGGATGTCTCTCCTGTTTCTGGTAACGGACCTGGTGCTGGTACTGGTTTATCAACTGGAGATATGCGTAGACGGTTTAACTTTGGTGACAGAGTTTCTGAACTATCTATTGCTCAAGACCCATTTTTTCGATTCGTAAGTAAAGTGGCTAAAAAGCCAACAGATGACCCTCAATTCAAATTCACTGAAAAGAGGCACTCTTATCATAAAAGATATGCATATATGGTTTCAATGGGGAGTGGTTTTGCAACTGCTTTAACAGGAAACTTAAATGCACAAAATGCAACTGGTGAAGTTTTTTATGGTAAATTCGGTACTGATTACTCTAATCAAGGTAACTTAGTAAATAGGTTTGGTCAAACTCCTGAATATGAAGAAGGCGATGCAAATACAAAACCATCATTCTTTATGGAAGGTCAGTTAATTAAAGTTCCTGTAGCTTCTGCTGATAATGCAACAGCAAATGCTTCATCTGTAGTTGACTACCAAATTGTTAAAGTTACTAATGTTGCTGATAATGGTAATTATGTTAATGTTACTGGTACAGTAATTAAAGGTGTTGCTGATGGTAGATTCTATATGGGTGTACCTTTATCAGTAGCTCAAGGTGCTGGTACAACAACTCAAAGTGAAGAAACTTTAGCTCCTTTCAAATGTTATGTTGTAGGTTCTGCTCATGCTGAAGGCTCTGGTTATCCAGAAACTTGGCAAGACCAGCCTTACTCAACAAACTATGGAAGAACTCAAATATTCAAAACTTCTCTAGCTATGACTAACACAGCAATGGCTACTCAATTAAAGCATGAATCTAGTGAGTGGGCAAGAATGTGGAAAGAAAAGCTAATAGAGCATAAGTTTGATATTGAGACTTCTTTATTGTTTGGAACTCAAAATGATACATATTACACAACTCAAGGTGCAGTTGACTATATTAATAGTTATGGTAATTCATTCTCACTAGACACTAACACTAAGACTTCAGATGATTTCTTAGATGATATGTCGGCGTACATGGACCCAAGATACAACTCACAAAGTGCTAATGTGTATTTTGCTAGTACAGCTGTATATAACTGGCTACATAAAATGGGTGGATACTTCAAAAATAATCTTGAAATCTCTCCTAATTTTAAGTCAGATATTGCTATGACTGGTAAAAAGAAAGTATTTGGTGTAGATATCACTTCTTTCTCAACTCCATATGGTGACCTTAATGTGGCTAGAAATATCCACCTTGATGGAACTAATGTGAAGATGCTTGGAATTGATATGAAGCACTGTGCGTATCGTCCACTAGTGGGCAACGGTATCAACAGAGACACTTCAGTTTACGTAGGTGTGCAAACACTCGAAAACTCTGGTGTTGACCGTAGAGTTGATTTAGTCTTAACCGAAGCGGGAATGGAATGGTCAATGCCTGAAGCTCACGCTATCTGGTTATAAGGAGGGTTAGATTATGGCAAATCCAATGTACGGACAAAATAAAGCTGATGCTAGAGTAGGGATTCTTACAAATCCTGGTCTACCTCCAGCAGGGATTGGTGGTACAGGAACTTTAACAATAGATATGCTATTAAAGCAAGTTCTTGAAGAAGACCCTGGAGGTGCTGCAACTTGGACATTACCGACAGCTGCTTTAGCAGTTGCTGGTATTTCTGGAGTTGAAGTTGGTGATTCTTTTGACTTTTGGGTTATCAATACTGACGGTGACAATGATGTTGCAATTACTATTGCAGCAGGGTCAGGTGGTAGCACAGTTGGTAACATGGAAGTAGAATCTGCTGAAACAACTGCTGAAAAAATCA